CCATAACAAATTAGTCACAGTATCAAGCAAAAGAAACGCGCTTGTATCTTGTTTGTTTGCCCGTGTGATTTTACTTGTTGCCGTGACCGTGTCAATGGATGCCAAGCCTCGGAACACCAGCCCATCTGACGTTGTTTGCTCACCAAGTGTTATCTTTTGCCCAGCATTGCCCGTGTACTGTGCCATAGCAAGGCAAGGGAAAAGGAGGAGGAAAAGGAGTTGTTTCATGTTTATGTTTTTTATTTTATTGCGAAAAATTCAATTTTTGTTACCGATTGAGCATTTAAAACGTTGTTGGTCGCTCCGTCCCTAACTACAAAAACAATATTTGTTCCGTCTACCTCTTTGACATTTACAATATTTGTTGTTGAACCTGGCAAATTTGCAAAAGCCATAATAGGCGTAAAACTAAACCCATGCGCAACGGTAATAATTCCATTTGCATCGGTTACCGCATTTGTTACTGAGCCTCTTCCGAATAACCCAGTTTGTGCCACCGTTGTAACCGCTCCAACAACATTGCTACCATCTTTGCCAAGTAAACTTGAAGGCGTTGCTGAGGTTGTGGAAAGGGTCACCGCGCCCGAAATTGTGCCGCCAGTTTTATCGTATTTTAAATTAATACGATTTGATAAGGAAACTGTATCAAGGTTATTAAGAACATTGTTGCCACCTTCGGTAATTTCGCCTGTAACCGCCAAGGTTGAGCCAAGGGTTGTTGAGCCTGTGGCGTTAAGTGTGCCGCTGACATCTAACTTGTAAGACGGCGTATCATCGTTGATACCAACGTTCCCATCATAGTCAATATATAATCTATTTGTATTTTGCGAACCAATTCCAGACGTATAAAAAGCAAGTGAATTTCTTCTATTATCACCGCCTTGTTTTGAATAATTTCTTATGCCACTTCCCATTGCAGAATATTCAACTCCTTGAACATTTGAATTAGCAAGAAAAATATTTGCCGAACTGCTAACTAAATTTGAATCAGGGAAAACCATTACCGTACCACCTCTTAAAGCCGTACCAACATTAAAAATGCTTTGTTCACCTATTCCAGCATTAAAAGGAATGTAAGTTGTTTTAGCAAATGTGTTTAAATATTTTGCATTTAAGTCCCCCGTCAATGTCCCTCCTGTTAATGGTAAATAAGTTGATGCTGCCACGCTTGTACGCAAGTAATTTGTAAGCATCGAAGCCGTGTCAGATATATTTAATTTAGTGGCAAATCTGGAAGTAAGATTTAATAAAGATGTGTCGGCTTTCCTTAAATAAGGTGTAAGCATCGAAGCCGTATCAGCCGCAACGATGCCTTGTAAATCGGTAAACGTTGGGGTAAATGTTCCCCCGTCATATTGGGTCAATGTCAAAGTCTTAGTATTTGTCCCTGAGAAGGCTGCGTTTGTTATTTTGTCATTGAAGGCGATATTCCAATTTGCTGAATTATTGGGAATGCTTGAAGCCCAAGCGCTGCCCGTAGATAAGGCAATCCCAGCCTCAGGATAAACGGGATTTGGAAAAGTTCCTGTACCAACTGAGCCAATACCCGACACCGTGACCACCGTGTAATTAGCACCGACCTTAAAGGAATTGGAAACAATGGTTATTTGATTTGTATCCGTTAAATTATATTGGTCATTGATAAGAAGCTGACCATTTCTAAACACCAAAATATAAGCCTTTAATTGAATTGGAAACTTTGGCGTAATTGTCCAAGTTAATACGCTTGTTGTGGCAGAATTATATTCTTGCTTTAAAATCTTTATGGTATCATTTCCAATGGCAACGTCAACAATCGAATCCCGTATGCGTGAAAATACCACGGCTGAGTCAAGAACCAAAGTTCCCGTTGAGGTAATCGTTCCGCCGCTTAACCCGTAACCCGTGGCAACACTTGTAACCGTACCCGTTCCTTTTGCGTCTATTCTATTGGAAAGGGAAGCCGTGTCGGTTGCGTTTAATTTCAATGCAAACCTTGAGGTAAGGTTCAATAAACTTGTATCCGCATCGCGAAAATAAGGCGCAAGCATTGATAAGGTGTCCGATATATTTAATTTAGTATTTATACGGGTGTTGTAATTTGATAACATCGCCGCCGTGTCACTTATGTTTAACTTTGTGGCAAGCCTTGAGGAAAGGTTAAGCAAAGACGTATCGGTTAATTCCATTAAAACAGAAAGGTCAGCCGAAACCGTGCCCGTGGTTGTAATTGGGTCAGGCGAAACAAGAATACCCGTGCCGCCTGATATTGAGGTTAACGAACCCGAACCGCCACCACTCCCCGCACCACCGCCACGGGGAAAGATAACCGTGTAATTTTCGCCAACTTTATATGAGGTTGCCGCAATAACCACGCTTGTTGACGTTGGTATTGTGTATTGAGAAGGCAAAAGGATTTGTCCGTTTCGGTAAACTTGAACAACCGTAACACCAGCGGGAATCAATGTGTCGCTTTGTGTCCAAGTCAAGGTTGAGGAAGAAACATTGGTAAAATCCTCACGCGCATAAAACCTTCCAGTTGTATCCGCGTATTCCTTTGTTGCGTAATTGGCTAACATTGAAGCCGTATCGCTTACCAAAAGCGCGGCGGTTGTATCGCGCCAAAGCCCACCTTTATAATACAAAGATGAATTTTCAACGGGTGACGAAATGGCAACATCATGAAGTTCTGACAAATCATATCCCGATGCCACGCGTATTGCTATTGTCCCGTTGTTTGATGATGAATTAATACAAAAGCCAATAGGCATATCAATATTAGGCGCAACGGGTTCAACGTCTGTCCAAACACCCGCAACAGTTGGCGAAGGGTAAAGAATTGCCCCAGCCGTGAAGGTATCGGTGTTAACTTGACGTATTTTACCAAATGAAATAACGTACCCGTCTTCACCGTTGCTTAAATCATGAGCCGTTATTCCTAATAAATATTTCGCATCGATTGAGCCGTTGGCGATAAACTTTTCTACCGTGATTCTGCCACTTGCCCCGACCGTGCCATTAGCATACACGATACTTCCCTTTGTAATGGTTGAGCCAGTTTGATTCTTTACCAACCAAAAGTTTTTAAATCCAAGTTCGTTTGAAACATTATCATTTAAACCAAGTACCACGGTAGCCAAATCGGAATCCCAACGCATCTTTGCCGTGTCTACATTGTTCGTCGCTACATTGACATTAAAAAACAATGAATCAACTGGTTGCGTGAATGAACCGCCGCCACCGACTAAGTTCCAAACGTTGGATGTAAAGTCAAAAGAATATATTTTAAGGTTTACGGTATCAAGAATGACCCATGCGTTTTGGTTGTTTATTGGTTGAATGGAAGCCGTGTCTGAAATTGAACCTCGCCATGTCAGCCCGTCGCCCGTGGTCTGAAATCCAAGTCTCTGTTTGTTACCCGTGTTTGGGTACTGGGCAAAGAGGCTGAGGGAAGCGAGTAAAAAAAGAATTGAAGGTAAGGTTTTCTTACCTCCAATCTTCTTGATTAAATTACTCCCTATTTTAATTAAAACCTCCTGAATTAGTATTTCACCGACGCGCCCCAATGTCTTGAGGAATCGCCTTTCTTTCTTTGGTTTCTCTATCATAGCACAATGCCTAAAGTATTGTAAATGTCTGTTATTTCTTCATGCTCATCGCAAGTTGACTCAGGGCAACCAATAGCGCTTGAAACAAATCCCGTTAACCCAGCAGCGCATGAACACAAATAATCCTTAATCCTTTTTTTCTTTACGTCAAGCCTTTGTAATAAAGTATCTTGATAAAATTTCAATCCCTCAACGCCCACGTTTTGCCCGTACTCGTTATCCAATGTATAAAGCCCGTTTGAACCCATCTGCATCACGATATAAGGCGACGCTTCATAAAGAACGGCATTGGCGCAAAAGGATTTTAATTGACTGTCCCAAAGTTGCTGGTAAGCCGTTGAACTAAAAGCCGTTGAACTTCCTTTGGCTGCAACCAATGTATCATAAAATGAAACGCCAATCGCGGGAACAATCCAACGGTACTCCGCATCTTGAATATGAGGACTAATAAGTGACTTATCAATTCTTATATCCGCTGGGGTTGGTCGTGCGACGCCGCCAGCTATTACTTCACTCGGTTGTATCAGTTGGCTCATTGGTTGGGTTTGTAATTGTTATATCTGTTTCGATAGGTGAATAACCTAATATTTCTCTTTTCTCATTCATTGACAAGTTCTGCTCAACCGCTATATCCCCCATAAAGGATACGGGTAAGGTATTAGAAATGCCAAAGGTAACGTCAACAAACGCTGAATTATACGCGCTTATTTCGTTTAAATAGGGGTTAATAATCTTGGATAATAAAAGGTTTTGACGTGGCTTGATAACCGTGTTTTGCAAATACTCCATCTCTTGACGTATCTGTTGATTTGTGCCAAGTTGTCCCGACGTTGCAAATCCCGCTAAGGACTTGCTCCAACGGTTAGCCACGACAATCGCCGAGGCTGCCAAGTTTTGCAAGTTTAAAAATTCGCCTTCGTTTTCTTTTGAAGTCGGTATCCAATTTGCTTTTAATTTTTCATCGCGTAAAATCTGAACAAACAATTTATGATTGTTGCCCATGCCCGTGAACTTTGATTCAATACCATCGACAAGGCTTTTGGCTTCCGTCTGCGTCATTGAACCGAAGAATTGCAATATACCCGAAGGCATGAAACCATTTTCAAATTTACTGGTATTAAATCGCTGAATACGGTATTCCATTTCAGCCCACATCTTTGCGCCTATCCACTCAGGCAAGCCAAAGTAAAAATAACCCGCCGCGTATTGCTTAACGTGGATAATAGAACGCTCCGTGCCGTCCTCTAATTTTTTAAACTCAGGATAAATCGGTATTTCTCTAAAGCCCTCATTCTCGTAATACGTCCCCTCAGTCGTCAATGGTACTTCTTCCCAGTTGTCATAAATGCCAATGGAACGAATTATCTGGTCAGCCTCTGCTTTCCTGATACCAATGTTGTATACGGGAACGTGATAAATGTAAGTGAAAGGTTGACTGCCAACCTTTCCCCTTACAATTTCTGCAAAACAATTACCAAAAGCATCATAATCAAAAGCCAAAGCACCTAAAACTTCTTGTAAATTTTGGCTATGCAAATTAACCTGACTTATTGTGTCCTCAATTTCATTCAAGGAATCGTCGGTTATTACTTCGCCTTTCATTGAGGTTGTAAGCAAAGTGTTGGATTTCCCTTTCATAGGAATAAATCCATCACCTACAACCATGTTTACTTTATCTTCAATAATACGCCTTAGTGTTGGCGAATTATTTACAATGGCTATTAAACTTTTAAGAAAGTCATCTTTCTGCGTGAAAAATCTTACCCACTTTGCCCCCGTGAAATCAAGCCGCTCCCTTGAAGGTTCATTGAAAATGTCCTCTTGCACTAACATAGTGTTTGAGGTATCTAAAGTCACCGAAGCCAATAAAGGGCTTTGATTTCTTTTTAAATTTCGATTAGCCCTGTTCGGTGTCGCTTGAATTGTCTTCTTTAATTGGCTCATAGGTTTTTTTCTCAGGAGTAAAAATGACGTGTTGGCTAACAGATACGGGGTTGGCACTATACCAACCCCTTAATTCTGCTTGTGTAAAATCTCCGATAGCCTTCTTAAGTATTCCCGCCTTTCCCGTTGGGTCAGCCCCAACGTAAATCATCAACTTACTTTTTTCTCTAACTATCATAATTCATTATTTAATCTAATGCTCCCATCACGGTTGCACCGTCAACAATAAATCTCGCTTTGTTTGTAGTACGGCAAGAAAGGGTTAATGTTTCTTGGTTTGAATCGGTAAACAAAGCACCTGACAAGCCTTCTGAACTTGTTAACCTTGCTGGTCTTTTCTTTGCCCCTACCGTTTCAGCACCCCAAATCCAATAGTTACCCGTATTTTCAACGTGTACACAAACCAAGCCGCAAGCCTGATTCGCCATATCTTGGATAAGGTTTCTTAACTCTTGGTCGCGACAATTAATAATACCAACTAAACTTTGCTCAACGGCAACCGATAAGGTGTCTGGGTCTTGCGTTACCGTTTCCGTGAACGCGCCTGAGTTGTCCCTAAATTCCACCTCGTAAAATACTGAGGCAGTTGATGACATTGTGATTGCCGTAACCGCCGCCGTGGCATTGGCGGTGAAACCCGTAACTTGATTCGCGTTGGCGATATAAAGTTTACCGATACCACCAGCGCAAGTTCCGTCGACGCATTGGTTAAGCCAACCGCTTGTTATACTACTCATTTATTTGGATTAGTAGCCTAAGCTGATTAAGGAATGGTGAATATAATTAACACCCATTTTGAAACGAGCCTTAATATATACCTTTTCGTCTTTCTGGTCGTACCAAAGTTCCAAAGCCGTCTCAGGGCTTAAAGTATCGGTTGCAAGTACCTTGTTTTGTGGCGTTGTATATTCCACATAGTGAGGCTTAGTTGTTCCAAGATTAGTCAAAATCTCGTCCCATCTCCATTGAGCAACAACAGGAACACCACGGAAAGTAAATTGCTCAACCCCGTTGATTAACTGCAATAGACCGTAATCACCGCCGCCACCGTTCTCAATGTCTTCACGAAGCTGAGTGTAAACTGAACCCGTAACATTGAACACCTTTTGCGCCGCTGGTAAGCCTTTTAACTGCAAAGGCGCTTGGTCGTAAATAGACCTAAGGATTGCAAAGCCATCACCCGAAGCAAGGTCAGACCCTGAGCCCGTGTTAGTTCTTGGCACTAAGGCATCGGTCACCAACTGAGGATAATAAACAGTCCAAAGACCGTCTAAAGCATCATAGTTAGGATTATTAGATGACTGCTGACCAAAGTAGCTTAAACGCTGAACGTCTTGACGAATCGCCTGTTGTGTACGGGTTAAAAGAATGTTTTCAATCAATGTTCCCGAAACATCTGGAAGACGCGTACCCGTTTTCAATAACTCCTCAAAAACCGTGTCCTCAAATTCGTCCCAGCACATTTCTAAATCAACCTTCATCTTTTCAACGTCGATTGTTCTATCGTAGATAGATACTGAACCGACGGGGTTAAATCCGCAGCCCGAGTATTTTCTTACAATGTTTTCCAGTTGCTGAACGAAAACCATTTTCTTTTTATTGGCGACGTTACCAAGGATACGAAATTGACCCCTTAAATCATCGTCAAAGAAAACTGGCTCTAAAAATATGTTATTCGCCTCCGTACCTCTGAACGATACGTCT